CAGCAGCAACTGCCAGACCAGATCGGCCCAAGCCGCTTTAACCAAACGAGCAGCTTTAGCGGTTTTTCTGCTCTCGTGCAATATGGAGCACCTGTTCCAATTCCTTTCGGGAAAATAGGCACAGCAATTGGGGAAGGAGTTGACGAAACAGTAACGACAGGAGGAATCGTATTACCTGGAACGTTGGTATGGTCAAGGGCTTTTTCAGAAGGCACCTTCCAACGCATCAAACTTCTTTACACCTTTGGGGAGTATTTAGAAGGCGTGCCCACATTAAGGAGCACATGGCTTGGTACGACATCACTAAGCAGCCTGGGTAATTTTGACTTCGCCTATTATTGGAGTTCTAAGCAAGGACCAAATAGGATTAAGGGCGGAGATTTTTTATACGGTAAAAGAGGTGTACCCGGTTCAGCCGACCCAGACACCAGAGACGAAATCTTTACTGCTCCGGGTGAAATAGAATTTGACAACGCTTTTTGCCAGGTGTACAACCCAAATAGCAAGGCGCGGTTTGGCCACTACAACCCAATAAGGAACGGCACAGCACACCGCTTAAATTGGGAAGTAGTTAGCATTCCTTTCTCCACGGGTGAGGGCTCATCGACCGGTGACAGAAATGATGCAATACGAAGAGCTAGGGCAAAACGAGTAAAAATCAGCGGTATAAATGCGGCTCAACTTGCAAGCGACGGCTTTAATGACGCTGCTGGTCAGCCAGGGGTAGGCAGAGGCTATGGAACGCAGATGGGCTTAATCTCAATACAAAGAGGAGGCGCTGAACAGGTATTTTCAAACAAAGTACCAACTGCTGACATTGAACTAGGTGACATAGTTACATTCAGGCTTAGTAGCACTGACCCACTTGATCTAGACACAAGCGACCCAAGTTATGACACTAGGGATATTGAAGGAAACACCATAATTAATGGAGACCCCCAAGACTACGGAATAAGTTATACAGATGTAAAATCTGCTGTTGACGATTTACGGATACAGGCAGATGAAGCAATGGTATTAGGTTCCCGGTGGATTATCGGTAACGTAGGCTTTATTGTTGTATCAAGAACGACAGGTATATGGAATCAAGGTAGAACCATAGACGTAAAACTGGAGTGCAACAACACGTTAGGTGCAAAAAATATAGGCTTTGCTGGAACGAGGGCAACACAAGATTTGCTCGCTGGTTACGAAGGCCCATGGCCTGAGTTTCTACGCGGTCCAAGGCCATCAAATGTAAGTGAAGACGGGTTTAACACTAGCAAACACTGCGGCGCAGCTTTCTGGAACATTTGTAAATACGATGTTGCGTCTGTGCGGATGATCAGGGCTGCAGACACAATTGAGGTGGGGATCAAAAGTATCGTATTTAACCAAGCTAATGGACTGTGTAATTTCAACGGCTTGCTAACACCAAAAGAAACTTGGAAAAGAGACAAAGACGATATTCAATTAAGTACGCCCGCTTTATCCCGGTATTTTCAAAGAACGTCTTGCTTTAGTATTTGGATACGAGAGATACCCGAATACGAGCCAATTGACGGTGACGAAGGTGTAAGTTCCAAGCCGTGGTCAAGGATACCACAAGTTTTTTGCGTCAGCGGTAACACGCCCCAACCTTTATTTAACTACATTAGATTGCGGCCAAATGGTTCACAAGGCCCAAATAAAAGATACGAGTTTAGGTTTACACCTAGAACAGGCTCAGACGTAGTTCAAAATGGAACAGAAAATGCAACATATTTTAGACTTAACGCCCAAAGCGGTGAGGTTATTGGCGAAGACTTTCAGACCACTTACGGAACAGTGAGGGTCACATTTACCGGTGACAGGGTAAAAAGAGAGGCAATTTTATTAAACAGTGAATTAACCACAGCGGCTGGGGCTGACACCGAAACTGGGGGTGTAGAGGAAAGTGAACCTGCATTTGTACCGACAAGAATAAGCTTTGTAGATGTTACAGGAGGCAATTTCCCAATAAATGCTTGGCTTACTGAAGTGATCGGTAGAAACCCTAGCTTTGTCGGTGATGTAGGCAGAGGAATAGTCAGGTTTACGAAAAACAGGACTAATAGTCCCCCAGGATTTATAGAATTTGAAGTTACCGCCGTAGCTGGAAACCAAACCGGACCTTTGCACGCTCAACTTTATGGAACCAGTCTAAACTGGTCCAACGCTGTAATACCTGCACTTCGAGTAATACAAGGACCGAACACAGGGGGACTGTGGACCGGAGTAGGTGAAGGTTTTAATGTCCCAAAAACCATAAGCTCATCTAACCGCTACAGAAACGTACAAAGTCAAGTTACCGTCGCTTTTCGAGTTGCCGCTGGGGAAATAGTTACCAGCACAATTGATGTAACCCAACCCTCTACTAGTATTGGCTTTGAAGAAAGACTTTTTGAAGAATATAGCCAAGTTTCTGACTGCAGCCATTACATAGAAATTACAAAGTCAAATGCGAACTCCCCGGAGCATGAAATTGTCTATGTAAACGAAAGTGTACGTGAGGACAACGTTCCTCAATACGAAGACCTTTCGATGCTAGGTTTGTGTGTAAAAGCTGGAAACAATCTTTCCAGTGTTGAGCAGCCCCGAATATGGTTAGATAAAGGCGTTAGTGTAGAAAGGCTAGAGCCAAGTATAAGCAATACATTTGGCCCAAGCAATATATTTTCAGACCTGCTTTATTACCTACTCACAAACGAAAAACAGGGTGTTGGTACGAGCGTTTCTTCCGAGCTTGTTGACAAGGATAGTTTTGCGGAGACTGCAAAGTACCTAGTAAAGAACCGTATATTTTGGACGGGGGTTATAGAGGCCGAAACAAACCTAAGATCCTTTGCGGTGGAAAATGCTGGTAAATGTTTATGTAATTTCACAATTAAGAACGGAGTGTTTGGTTTGATGCCTGCTCTGCCTGTTGAACAAGACGGAAGCATAAGTTTAAACAGGTTAGTTCCTAGCCAAATTTTTTCTGCAGGTAATATTTTAGAAAATTCCTTGCAGGTTTCTTTTATTGACGGTAACGAAAGAATAGCAAAGGGCATATCTGTCCGCTGGCGCGATTTAAAACCCTATGAACTGCCCGAAGAAAGAACCGCAATTATCTACGAGAGTATTGGTGGTGCAGGCGAGCCAAACATTATAGAAGACCTGGATCTTACGCAATTCTGCGACAACAGGGACCAAGCACTTAAAACTGCCCGCTTCATACTGGCCTCCTCCCGACTGGTAAGCAAAACAATATCGTTTGAAACGACTCCAGACGTTTTACTAATCCAGCCTGGAAGCTACATACAGGTACTGGTAGAGGAGGTGGACTTTAGTGCGGGCTTAAACGTTGTGATAAACCCTGACCTATCCATAAGGTCTGTGGATCCCGTACCAAACGGTACATACGAAGCAACTGTACTTTTGCCGGGTTCAAACGAGATACAGACTCGTGGTGTAACAACACTTGACAACTCGGTAACAGACCCATCTTTAGCTGGAGCGTTGATCAGCTTCCCTAGCCTGACACCTAATGAAGACATCTACCAAGTGCAGGAGCTAACATTAAGTGAAGACGGCATTGTCAGCGTGACTGCGGTAGTTGTTCCAACTAACACTGATGGGGTAAGCCGCGTCGCTAGCTTGGTTGAAGAGGTTAACCCAGACTCCTTTGTGGTAATAGAGTGATGGCATTTCCTAGTTTGGTTCCATCAGCACGCTCTTTTGCCCAGGGGGACTTTGCCAACAAAAAGTACACGGCTATTTCAGGCCAAGAAACCCGCATCCGTTACGGCGATAAAAAGTACGGTGCTACTTTAAACCTTACTTATCAAAACCTCAGCGACGACCAAGCAAATTTATTTTTAGCACACTACACAGAAGTGCTTGGAACGTTTAAAAGTTTTACATTGCCTGCAGGCACAACAGGGGGCTGGTCAAGTACAAGTTACATACCTAACAGTTCAGAGCTAAGATGGCGGTATGAGGCTGCTCCGACTTTAACTAACAACAGGCCCGGTGTTTCTAGTATTTCGTTGCAGCTAAGAGGTGTGATCTAATGGCTTTCTACACAGGCACTGATGGAAGACTACTTATTGAAAACGTAGCTGCAGCAAAAGTAATTAACTGGTCCTTTACGTCTAGTTTGCAAGTGCTGGAAACAACCACACTTTCAGACCGTGATCGTACAGCAGTTCCGGGCATCAGGTCTTCGTCTGGTTCGTGCTCATTGTTTTACTACGATGCTGACCCAACCGACACATCTACGAATAGCGCAAGCAAACTACTAAACAAAATAATTAAAGCGGGGGGATCTAATGCTCAAGGTGCAGAGGCAGAAAAAGTACGCTTAGATCTTCGTTTAATTACAGGGGCATTGAACAGAAGAATTACTGGCGATGTTTGGGTTACTGGCGCAACTTTGACAATGGCCGTAGGGGAGGTTCTGTCTTGTGACATCACCTTTGAGTTTGATGGGACACCTACAATTGTACTGATATGAGCATTTATTTAGGCAGAGAAGGCTATGTACAGCTAACAAGAATAGCTGAAACCGATGAGTACGTGAGGGGCGTATTGACTCCTAATGACGTAAACGTGTCGGAGCGAAGATTTAGTTTTAGTTTTTCCACATCAGCTTTTATAACAGGGGATAGAATAGAACTTGGAACGCAAGATCTTAGTAACCTTGTATTAATTCAAAACCACAGTTTTCCCGACGCTTTAGTGTACGTTAATGTAGACGACGCGGGCGGTATTCGTCTTTTTGACACGTTTGAACAAGCAGTAAACGGCGACATAAACGACGCTTTACCCCTGGAAAGGGACACAGGTAATCAAAATATACGGGCCAGAACAAGAGACCCCGGGTTTAATTTTATTTCTCAAGTTTACAAGTACGAAATTACAACAAGTAGAGATTCAGTAGATGTAACTGACTTAGGTAAATCTTTTAGAGAAAATTATTCAAATGGACTAATTAGTGGCCAAGGCAGTCTTTCTTGCTTTTGGGAGTACAAAAATACGTTAGGCGACGATAAGGTAGGTGGTAAAGACGAAGTGCCTAACTACATGGCCAAGCTTCTTCTTAGACTAAAGCAAGGCAGTGTTTTTCGCGGGCGTTTTGTTATTTTTGACGACAAAAGAGGGCATAAAATATTTTACTCGATGCGTTGCGTGGTAACAAACGTTGCTATTCAAGCTGGAACGAGAGACGAAATTATAGAAACTGAAATAAATTTTGTGACAAGCGGCCCAATATCTTTAAAAGTCTCCCAAGACTTTGGTTCGTTGTTGCTTGAAGACTCCAGTAAGCTTTTGGCCGAAGACAGCACCCAAATTCTGGGCGACCCAGAGGCGCCATGAATTTTTCAGCGCTATTAGAATCGTAATAAGGTACTGCGCACTGAGTTAATGGCTGATCTTCGTATTTCTGACCTACCTGCATTAGGCAGTTCAGAGTTACAGGCAGCGGATGTACTGCCCATTGCAGACCTGAGTGCCTCAGAAACCAAAAAGATTACCGCTTCAAATCTGGTCCTGGACGGGATCACTTTACTTGCAGACGGTTCTATACCGGGCGCAAAAGTTAATTTCACCACGGCTGCCGGTTCTATCGGCACTACTGAGTTAGCTGACTCATCTGTCACAGCAGCAAAACTTGCTGACTCCAGTTCCGCTGTGGTGGTGACCGCGCTACCCGCAACAGGCGACTTTATTGGTCAGATTGCAATTGACACCTCAGCATCAGAAATAAAAAGTTACATCTGGGATGGCACGGTGTGGAGCCTAACAAGCGGAATACTAAATGTTACAGGAAGTAACTCAGGTCTTGTAAACACAGAAGTAGTCATATCAAACCACACTGCAGCTGTTTCAGCTTCAATTGACGACACAACTGCAGCGGCTCAATTTCTTGCCGGTCCTACAGGTTCAGCCGGGTCTGTAAGCGCAAGAACAATTGTATCCAATGACCTACCGCTGGCAAGCGCTGCCCGTGGAGCGGTTGCTGTAAACGGAAACGGTCTGGCTTTAAACGGGGAAGTAATTTCTATTGACAACACTGTTGTCGCAAACACTGGAACCAAGCAGCTTGTAAATTATGACAGTAAAGGTTTAGTAACAGGCGGCAGTGTAATTACACCAACAGATTTACCTGTAGCAACAGAATCTGCTGTTGGTGTAGTTAGACCAGATACTACGAGCTTGTCTGTGGATTCTCTAGGTGAGATTTCACACGTAAACACAATTGGTGCAGGAAGTGGAATTAAGGTTGAGTTTGATGAGAATGGCCACGTAACAGGTTCTTTACCTTTACAGGAAAGCGACATACCAAACCTAAGCACATCAAAAATTATATCTGGCACATTCGGCGCCTCTTTTATCACAGACAGAACCGTAAGTAGTGAAAAACTATCCGATTACTCCATCGCCTACGTGCAGGAGGTAGTACCTTCCATTGCCACGACAGAAAGCCACATTGGAATGCTGTGGCTTCAAGAATCCACATCTTCGCTCCACATGTGGAACGGTAACTCTTGGTATCCAGTCAGCTTTGGAAGACTAGCTCAGCAAAATTTAAGGTATGCGGGAACAATTGACGCAGGTACTGGGCTTATTGTCGGTGTAACGCCTCTAGGGATTAGCGCCGGGTACTCAATTGGTGACAGCCTAAGCGCCGCAACAGACGAGCTGGCCGGTATCTACTTTATTGTGAACACCTCAGGCGGAGGCCCAGGCAGCAACATTCCGGGAGCCCCAGGAGTGTCTTTTGAAAACGGTGACCTTATTCTTTGTAACGGCTTAGCAGCGGGATGGACTCGCGTTAGAGCATCTTCTGCTGGAATAAGCGGCATCACAGTGTTAAACGATCTATTGGACGTGACAATCACAAATCCAGCTGCCGATTCATTGTTGAAGTTAAACGGACTAAACTCGCAGTGGGAAGCCGTAACAAGCATCGACGCTGGTACGTACTAAAATACACACAGCGCGTTAATGCGCCAGTTTTTCTGACCGGGAGGTTTATCCGATGCCAGTTTCAGTAAAGAACATCCGTTCCTTGGTACAGAACCAAGCGCCAACAGCTGGCACACTCCAACCCGGTCAGATTGCGGTTAATTACCACTCTTCCAGTCCGGCTTTATACATCGAAAACAACTTGGGCGCAGTAGTCCAAGTTGCGGGCAGCGGAAGCAGTAAGACCGGGGTTATGGGCTATTGGGACAGAACAGGCACAACAGTGTCACCTGTCAATGCAGGAGATTCAATCACCACAACAGGCACAATTAACGGAGCAAACTTAGTTCTAACTAATAAAGCTACGTCAGTTTCTACCACATCAGGGGATGCAGCAACAACGCTTGTAACAAAAGATTTTGTAGATAACTCAATTTCCGGTGCATTTGATGGTACTGGTACAGGAAATATCGGCTACTGGAACAGGACAGGCACGAACGTAAGCCCTTTAAACGCTAACGATAAACTTTTATTCGGCAGCACAGTTGCTTACACAGGAGCAGAGAGCATTAACGCGAAAGTGCAACTCCATGGAAATGGGGGCAGTTCCAGTTCGTGGCAGACAACACGCTGGAGCGCAAACACAGGGTCGCCAATCTGCAATATTCAAAAAAGCCGTAGCGCAAATTTAGGTATACGTGGCTTAGTCCAAAGCGGGGACGATTTAGGCGTACTGCAATTTGCAGGAGATGACGGCACAAACTTTATTCCCGCCGCTTCAATAGTCGGCCAAGTTGATGGCACGTCAAACACAAACGACATGCCTGGAAGGCTGGTTTTTAAGACCACGCCTAGCAATTCTTCTGCAAGCATTGAGCGCGTCAGGATTACATCGCAAGGTTACGTGGGAATTGGAACGTCAACTCCAGGCGCGTTCTTAGAGATCGGAGAACTTGGTGGGGGTGTAATTCTCGCATCACCAAACGGGACTAGGTACGAAATTACTGTAGACAATAACGGAAACCTTACAACTGCAGCAGTTTAACCTAGCCGATTGACGCAATTTAATTCCGGGTAGTAAACTGCAAACAAGAAGAGTTCAAAAATGTCAGAGTCTTCAACGGTTTTTATTTGGGCTATCAAGGAACTTGAACGGGATCTAAGCGACGGTTTTGTTTTTACTGCACATTACACAGTAAGAGCAGATAACGGAGTGTACCCCCCAGTAGGTGCTTACGGAAGCGTGGGCTTAGCACGGCCTGCTGTTTTAATCCCCTTTGACCAATTAACTGAAGAGCGGGTAATCAACTGGGTAAAAACAGGTCT